ATCATCAGTGATAAGAGGAGTTAAGCCGTTGGTGCCTGCAAAGATTAAGTCATCGGTGCCTACAGTAACTGCATCTGTAGTTCCAGTGTTTGAAATAGTGAGAACGGAAGAAAGAGCTGACACATTAGCTTGAACTGTGTCAACATTAGCAGAAACTGCGTCAATATTAGCATTAAGAATTACATAAGTGGCATAGTCATTCGCCGCTGCAATTGTAGTAGTCAGCGATTCAATGGTTACTTTTTTAGTAGAGTCGTTATTGATATCAACAATCGGTAACACGTCATTGGTAGCTACGTCAATAGCTGCCAATTCCGTGAGATCGGTAATTTTTACGTTTGCCATTTAAATTCCTTTTGCCCAAGTGAACATATTTCGATTATTGTCGCACACTGCTCTAAGACTGTCAAAATGAAAAGTTATTTAACTCTCACGTTGGGTTAAAATTGCACGATTATCTTGAGTTACTAGAGTCTCACCAGCTTGAGTGATGAATGAGTCGCCTGATGTATCAAAATCTTGGTTTAACAAAAGTATGAGGTCTGGACTCTGATTGAGTGAGAAGAATCTACCATCTTGAGTGATAAGTGGGTCGAGACCAAGTGACGCAATAGTATCAGTGACTATATCTGACTGTTCAACAGCAATGAATCTTAAGTCTTGGTCTTGAAGAGTGCGACCATCTTGAGTAGTAAGATACTCAAAGTCTCCAATAACAGGAGTTGTACCAAACACTCGACGAATTGCCGAGGTAGATAAGAGAAGTCGGCTAATTCCTAACGGCATTAGTCTCTCTCAGAGATGTAGAGCGTACCACCTCCCACACTTTGTACAACTGCAATATATTTATCATTCTGTGTCGCGTCCGTTTCAGCTCCTAAAGATATATCATAAGGCAGAGACGAGGGTAAAAAATGAGAGTTTGAGGTGTTAGCTTCTACAGATGCATCACCTGTTTCTATAAAGCAGTCAGCAGTTGAGTATAGAGTCACAACACGTACAGATCCAGAAATAGCTGGAGATGTATTAGATCCAGACGTGAAAGGAACTTGATGTCCGGCATTAGGACGTAATCCTAATACTGGAATTGGATCATTTCCATCATCTCTTGGTTGTTTGCTCATTGAGTGACTCCTTTTAGTGTGTGCTGTTTAACTGAAATTAATTCTACTATAACTAAATCATGCTCGTAGTGCAATGAATTTTTCATAATAGTAACAGTTGATCTAAACGTGCCTCGATAACTTGCTTCATGTGATTAAAAAGCCACTCATTACCGCGATAACTTAAATGACATCCAGTACACGTAACCGATGCATACATTTCATTATCTCGTTCTAGTGGAATCCATGATACTCCAGATAGATGTTCATACTCTGGAAATGGTGACCAAAAGTAGACATGAGGATACTGAGTGATGAGCTGTTGAGCTATTTTCTTGTTACGTTCTCTAATTTTTAAGGGATCAGGCTGAGATGCGACATATTGTTTAGCTAATTCAAGATCTTGCAGATCAGTTATTGCATCCCACTCACTCTCAACTAAATTCATTGAGTGATTTCTAATTTTAGGGTGTTGAGAAATTCTAGAATGAGAAGTTAAAGAACAGAGAATGATATCAGCGGTATTACGTTTGAGAGTTTGTGCTATATCCCAGTTAGAAAATCCAGACATAGCGATACATGTAACATTCAGTTTATTGCTTAACCAGGTAACCCAATTCTCACCAGTTCCTTGCCAGGTAGGATCAGAATAAGAGTCTCCAGCTATTATCACGCGGGGGCGGTCATGCATCGGTGCCAAACCGAGCGCGAAGCGCTCGCAAATTTTTTTCTCTCTCACGCCATGTAGCACGTGTCTGTTCGTGTTGGTGGATGAGTTTGAGAAATTCAATCAACTGTAGGCTTGTCATACTGTCTCTTCTCAATAATGCGCTTCATCTGACGAGTCGCAGTCAATGTGAACCAACGAGGAACAAAGGCATGGACTATCACCGCTAGAACTAACGTTTGAAGCTGTATGGCAACCCATAGAGCGCTAAAAAGGTGTTGAATTGGTGTTTCACCTACTGATGCACAGTGTTCTCTACAACGCTGTGAGATCATTCCATTAGGTCCCGCATAAGCTTGTCATAGTTATTAATCTGAACTGCCACTTGAGGACCTTGTGTTTTAGGCTTGAGTGAGGCTTCCACTTCTTGTAGATGCTTCATCCAGTCGAGAAGGTCTTTTTTAGAATAGATGCCTGTCTCCACAGCCTCTTGTATCTTTTGATCGATGACCGAGTTGATTAGGTTGATGCGCTTAATTCGATTAAGATATCCTTGCGTGGCAAACACTGAATCAATATAGTTCTTTACCTCTTTTTTCTCAATTACAGAAGTAACTCGATCTTCGGTAATTCCATACTCATCTGCGAGTTCATCGATTGATTTCCCAGATAGGTAATCGTTAGCGAGCGCCAGCATAACCGGGTCAAGAGGCGGAGCCTCTAAGCTGCGGTTGAGCGCATCAACAGTGGTAGTCACAGCTGTGTTATTATTTTTCGTCATGTTGTAATCTCCAGATCATAAGTGATTGCAAGTTGTATATCAGCTATGCCGTACGGCGTCATAAGTCCGTCATCAGTGCGTAGCGTAGCTACGCGTGCTTCTTCAACGCCATATTGCGGATAAGTGTCGGCAAAAGAGTCGATAGCGGCTTCCACTTGATCGGCCAACCGTTCGCATTCTGATGCGATATCGTCAGTATCCCCATCATACACATAGACTCTTAGGTCAACTCCTAAAATATCCATCATACGACCTGCACCACGATGATCTCGCTCTGCACGGCGGGGCACAAATGTAATTGTCGGAAAGTCATTCACATCATCTAAATACTTGTACCGCCTAAAGACATTTGCCGGCAACACGTCAGTGTTGGAGCCAAGATGTGCTACAAAAGCTTCTATGATGTCATTACGTCTGGCCATATCTCACCTATAAGTTGTGGAACTGTCTTACCTTCGGAGAAGGTTAGCCAAGATTCTTCGTTTTTGCGATTCCACCAAATCCAACGAACTATATACTTACAAATAGTCCAGTCACTAACAATTAAAAAGTTATCCTCAAACCATTCTCGACACCAAGCTAAAGAAGGTATTGATCCTAATGTTTCATGCTCGTCCCACTGCTCTACGCGGCAGTTAGGGTGTAAAATACAGTCTCCTGGTAAACACTGATTTCCGTCTTTATCTACCGGAATTCTATAAACACCTGTAGGCTCTTCATATGCAACTGGGGGGTTGCCAGCCCACCAATAATTACCAGAATCATCCTCTTCCCCAAAACAATTATAAACTAGAGGACCATATGTAAACTTTTCTGCCATCTTTAATATATTACCAATTTTTCATACATACTTGCTGGTTCAAAACACCCTATACCTAACAGGGTATTATATTCTAACAACCCAACAGACTCAAGGTCTTTAATAATAACAGGTGTATAAGAGGAAACAAACATTTTACACGAATCTAAACTCTCAAAATAATTTGCACTGTTATACTTTTTATCTATTTCGTTGTCAGCAGTCATAAGAACCACGAAAACTAACCATTTCATGATTTTCTCCCTTGTAAAATTTTTTTGAAACGCAAAGGGAGTCGATTCAAAACTTAAGTCTATATTACTCTTCCCTTTAAGGGATGTCAAGAAATAACAGTGATTTTCAGAATTTCCCAGTTCGAGGCCGTGTACAGGTGCTACGCAGGTGCGCGCAACATTATGTCTTCATAACCGCCCCCTACGCAACATTATTACCCTAATAATATCCTAGATGCGACTGCGAATCACCTAAATGCGACACGCAACTATCCAGATTTTACCCTACCACTAACCCATTGATTTTATTAGCCTGCCACTAACCCATTGAAAACAAAGGGAAATAAAAATGCTAACCCATTGAAAACAAACAAAACTTTTTTCGTTTTGCCCCTTGATTTATTGGGTCAGAAGGCTTATATATAATATATAAGATGAATTAACCAAAGGAATAAAAAATGTTTCACAATATCGTAATCTTTGACCTTGATGGCACTACCATTGATAGCACCCATCGCCAAGCCACTCTTGCTGATGGCACGCTTAATCTTGCCGCTTGGAAAGAAGCGGCAACGCCTGAAAAAATCTTTAATGATACAGTTTTACCGCTGGCTCATCAGGTCAACAAGATTGGCAAAAAAGCCTACACCATAATCTGCACAGCACGCAATATGAGCGATGCAGACTTTGAGTTTCTTATGGATAATGGAATCAATGTTGACAAGATTATCTCAAGACCATTAGGCAATAATGAGCCTGATGCTCAACTAAAAAAGAAACAACTTAATAGTTTCTTGTCACTCAAACAATTCAAAGGCAAAAATGCCATTATGTTTGATGATGCTGATTCAGTTAGATCAACTCTAAGAAAAATTGGAATTACAGTAATTCATCCTGATACAGTTAACAGAAAGGTTGCTTAATCATGTTTCTTATATTTCTACTTCTACAATTTTTTGCAGGGCTTGTTGTTCTTACTACTGGTATTGCATTTATTGAAAGCCCTGATAATGTGCAAATGACACTTGGGATTTTATTCACAATCACTGGTCTTGTGCATCTTGGTTTTGTAGTCGCATCAATAAACAACTTAATGAGGGATTAAAAAATGTTTGGATATTTAGGAACTTTTCTTGTTGTGTGGCAAATGAGCGCGTTAGCAAATGGCGCGCCTCAATGGGCTTTAGTCATGGGTGTATTTGCGGCTTGCGCTTGGCTTGTTCATGGCTGGCAAGTTAGGGACAATCCTATCATGCTCACAAACTTTTTGCTCTTAATCATTGCTATGTATGGAATCATTTACAATTAGAGGTTGTACCATGAAAAAGTTTTTTATTGGGCTGTATCT